GGCTGGCGTCAGCCGCCCTTGGCTTGCGCGCGCTACCGGGCGCACCAGGAGCGCGGTCGACCGGTGGTGCAATGGCACCGCCAGCCCGCCTGCGGAGGTTGTGGCCTGGCTTGAGCGGCGCCTGGCTGACCCCCCGCCTCGGCTGGGGCGGCGCGGGGGCCAGCCTGGGGCGGGGGCGGCCGCAGCAGACTGACCCGCCGCCGCGCTGTGGAGAAGCGAAGACGGCGGCCGAAGACTGAGCAAAGCACAAAAAGCGGCCGCGCGGTGGTTTTCCGCGCGGCCGCCGAAGGAGAGAGAGGAGACGACATGCGCGCCCCGCCTGAATGGGGCGCGCATCTCTCTTAGCACCTCGCGGCCAGCGCCGCAAGCGGAATCGTCGCGATCAGCGGGCGCACACGGCCCGGTTGAACGCCCTGTCCGCCGCCATCGCATCCATCATGCGCGCCAGCGCCGAGCCTGGGGGCAGCGTCGCCAGCTCCTCGGCCGCCCGCGCCTGCACCGTCGCAGGGAACTCGGTCACGCGCGGGCATGGGCGGTCGGAGACCACCGCCCCCGCGCAGCCGGCCAGCAGCGCCGCTAGCGCCAGAACAGCCGCCGCCCGCATCAGAAGCGCCCCTGGCGCAGCCGCTCCGCCGCGCCCTCCCGCTGCGCCTGGCGCTCCGCCGCCTCGCCCCGCGCCCGGGCTTCCTCGCCCCGGCGGGCGGCCTCTGCCGCCGCCGCATCGCGCCCCGCCCGCCTGCCGCTGAGCCAGGCGCCAGCCAGGGCGGCCAGCAGCGCCCCCGCCGCCGCCAGACAGGCCGCCAGGCGGCCCCAAAGCGCCGCCATCATGCGCGCCGCATCCGCCACCAGGTCGATGCCATCCAGGCCGCCACCACCAGCGCCACCAGGCCGGCCGCGATCAGCCCGAGGCCGACCCACCGATCCACCTCGGCAAGGGCGCTGACGAGCGACGGCAGGGCAGCGGCGGCGGGCGCGACCGCGGTGGCGACGCCGGTTGCCGTCTGCACCGTGGTGGTCTGCTGCGCCTCGCGCACGGTCAGCGCCGGCCGCCGCGCGCGCGCAAGAGCAGCCTGCTCGATCGCGCGCACGCGATTTGACCATCCGGCGCCAAACGCATCCCAATGCGGGCGCGTCCGGAGATAGGCCAGGCGGCGCCGACACAGCGCGCGGATCACCTCCTCAGGATTTGACTCGCGCGCGGCCGCCAGCGTCTGGCGCCCGATGGCGCCATCCGCCTTCACGCCGAGCACCGTTTGCAGGTCGCGCGCGGCGCGTGGCACGCCTCCGAGCACCGCCCAGTCGAACACGGCCAGGTCAATGCCAGGCGGCAGATCGTCCCCACGGACCGGGTTCCAGTAGCGCGCGAGGTAGATTTCGCGCGCCTCAACCTCTGTCAATTTGCGCACATCCTCGGCTGTCAGGCTGTCGTCGCCGCGCCATTCGCGGAGGGTGCGCAGCGTGATACCCATGTTGGTGGCACCGCCTGGGTCGCGCGGATGGTCAACGAATGGTCCCTCGTGGCGCAGCACGACGGCCACACACTCAGCGAAGCGTCGGTTCTGGCTCATGTCTTCATGTCATCCTATGTTGCCGTCACCTTGCGGGTTCGCGCTGCTGTTGCTGCAGCAGCGTTGCCCGCAGTAGCCGCATCTCCTCTTGCATCCCGGCCATCTGCGTGCGCAGAACTGCCAGAGCCTCCCGCGTCGCAATCGCCTGCTCTCTCGCAGTGTCATCGCGCGCTTCGATGGCTGCGATGCGGCGTTCGACGACCGGCATCGTGTGCGCCAGGTAAGAAAGCAGAGACGCGACCCACACCAGAAGTGCCAGCGTCAAGCCGCCAGTAACGGATGTGATAACAGCGCGCAACGGGCTGTTAGCGACCGCTGCAATTCCTTCGCTGACCTTGGTCATCTTCTGCTCCTCGCTTATGTCGCCACGACCACCACAGACCGCCGCGCGCCGCCCCCACCTCCGCCCTGGCCAACGGAGCGCACCACCTGCACCGCGAGAAGCGTCACTCGCGCAGTCCCGGTGTTGGCAGGAATGTCACCATGCACCACCTGCGCGGTCTGCTGGTAGATGCGCGCGAAGTCGCCAACCCAGTCCGCGCGGTCACGCACCACCTGCACCGCCACCTGCGACACTCGTGCGGTTCCGGTGTTGGACGGCAGCTGGTCATGGACAACCTGCACGTCCTGCTGGAAGACGCGCGCCTGCGTCATGACACAACCTCGACACCTGCCTTCAAGGCGTCCACGCCTGCTGCAGTCCAGGCAGTGTTCGTGTCAGGGTCTGTGTGCCAGGTGTCGCGCACATATTGCCCGCTCGGCGTGGCAACAGGAGTGAACGTCGCGCCGTTGGCCTTGGTGGTGCCGGAGCGGATGAATCCGCGCATCGTTCGCGCGCCGGTGTCCGAGCGCCCTGCGCGTGTGACGAGCTGCACCGCGTCAATCGTTGTCGGAGTGCCGCTGAGGTCCTGCAGGTCGTAGCGATCCACCTGGCCGACAGTGTTGCTCTGCACCCAGGTCAGCAGGTCCGGCGTCGCGTCTTTGATCAAATCGTAGTTGAGCGACCCCTGCGATGGTGTCCACTGCACAGAGTCGTCGCCGTTCGGAAAGATCGTTTCGATGCGTCGCGCGCCTGGCCATGAGGTCGGAGCGGCGCCAGTGGTGTTGTTGACAGTGAGGTTGTCGTAGATGGTGCGCCCGATATTTGAGGATTGAATCATGCCCCAAATCTCAATGCGGTTTGCAACACCACTACCGCCGTTGCGAGTGTCCACATTTGACACAGAGGCAACGGAAGTGCCATCCACACGCACATCAATCAGACCACCGGTGTCCGCAATAACGGCGCGCATCTCGACACGATAGCGCACGTTCAATGCGAAAGTGAATGTGCTGTCTGACCCAAGCTGCGTCGTGTCACGACGCATGCGGATAGCGCCACTAGTTGTAAGTGCGAGGTTCGCGTGTGTGGTGGTGCCCTCCATACACGTCACAAACCTTGAAGGAGTGGTTGTTGGGAGAGCCTCGAAAAGCACATCAAAAGCAAGAAACAATTCCGAAGCCGTAGATGACAGCTCAGCCGTCATTCCGAAATTGGAGGAACCGTTGGGGATTGAAACAGCACGGCCATGGCTATAGAAGCCAGGGACGAATGTGATTGTGTTCTGGACAGGCAAAACAGGCCATTGCGGCGATGCCGCGATGTCGCTCTGCGAGTTGTAGTAGTCGAACCCTTCGATCAGAATGTAGGCCATGTCAGATGATCCTCGCGCGAAGAGTGATGGCGATGTCCGCCAGCGTGGTGTCCTGCACCAGCGGCGCGCGCAGCATCAGCCTATCGCCAGGCTCAAACACTGCGTCGTTAGCGACGGTGAACGTGGCGGTATTGGAGCCTGCGCCGAAGGCTGCGTTCCCGACCGACACGCCGTTGCGGTGGATGGGGAACTGCGCAGCGGCTGTCGGTGCTGTCTCAGCGTAAGCACGCGCACCAGGCGCACCTGCTGGCACCACAAGCCGCCGCGTCGCCACGAAGACGCCCACCAGCTCGTCTGCGCCAGGCTGCCCGGCGACAAAGAACCCGATCTCCGCGCCAGCACCGATCGCCACGACATTGGTGGTGTCTCCCTGCACCCAAACGGATGCAGCGGGCGGGACCCAGACGCGCTCGCCTGCTGCGTAGCCCACCTCAATGGACCGGTTTCCCGACACTCGGTTGTCCACGCACAGAAGCCGTCTGCCGGATGGCAGGATCAGCCGCCGGTTCGCTGTGACGCTGCCTGTGCAGCGGATCACCGCGTTTCTCCGCGCCTGATCCGCCGTCAGCGTTACATCTGCGTCGGCATAGGTGATGACAACCTCGCGGTTGGTCGCGTTGTCGAGCGCATCGAACGCCGCGTTGATGGTGACTTCCTTCTGGTTCTGTGATGCGGCGACATGCGGGATCGCAAGGTTGGGCGTCGTCATACGGTCCGGCTCCCTGGAATGCCGCGTCCGACCAGCGCGCTCATCTGATAGACGCGCACGCCGACTGGATTGCCTGGTGTGATGCCATCTGTCGTCTGCTGGGCCGCGCTGTAGGTGACTGTCGGCGACGTGAGGCCTGTCACGGTGCGCACGACAGTGTTGCCGTTGAGGAACTCCACCTCATAAGTCTCGCTTGACTCGCCCAACGGCACGTCACCAGTCAGGTCGCGTAGCTCCCCGCCCACGCGCGTGCGCCGCACCCACGTGACTGTGAGGTTGTTGCTCTGGTCGCGGGTGCCGGTGATATGCACCGGCGCATAGGGGCGCTCCGCGCGCCCGCGTGCAGCCTTGGTGACCACCGTCGCCGTCGCCGGCACATCAAACTGCCCGCGCAGGCGATAATAGCGCGTCGCGCTGAGCAGCGACGCAGGCGACTGCAGGCGCAGCCGCGCAGCGTCGTCGTCAAGGATGATGAACACATCGCCTGCCGCGCGGTTGGTCGAACCGTCCTCGGTGCCACGCCTGCCGCGCAAAAGGCGCGAGAGTGTCCACGATCCGTCAGTGTTCTGCACCGCGTCGCGCCATTGGATCAGCTCCAACGTGCCAGTGCTCGGCGTGAGCAGGACGGCAAGGTTGGTTCCGTTCAACACCTCCAAGTCGGTGGCGGACTCCGGTTCACCGCTCATCATCCACACTGTCAGCGTGTTCACGTCGTCCCATGTCCACACTGATGCAGGCGCGCCGAGAGCGTTCGCTGCCGCACCCCACTGCACGCCGTCCACGATGGCGTCGAGGTCAGTCCACGACGTCAGATCATCGGACAGCGCCACCTCCGCGCCGCGCCAGTTGTCGCCATAGCCACCCGCCAGCAGGTATTCGCGGAGCGCGGTGCCATTCGTGTCGTCAGCATCAAGGAGCAGCGGCAAGTTTGGCGCCCACCCCCGCGTCACGTAAGGCGCAGGCATGCCGTTGGCGAAATAGTCGCCGATAACGCCTGGCGCAGTCAGCGCATAGTCGGCAGGGTCCTCCTCCACCGCCTCGAAACGCATGGTGTAGTCGGCGCCGAGATCAGCTCGCGTGAGACGGAGGCGCATCGTCGTGCCATCCGCGCGCGTGGCATTCAGCACGTCGGCGGGGTCGAAGCGGAGGTGGCGCGGAGTGCCGCCAAAGGTAACACGGTTGCGCTCACGCCAGGCGCTCATGAGCAGGCGGCGCGCCAAGGTGCGCGCTTCGCTCGCTGTCATAGGCACCGCTACGTCCACAGTTGCGGTGCTCTCGGAGCCGCTCACCGAGACCGGTGCCGCTGGCCGCTGCCAAGTCTGTGCGCCCACCTCATAGTCGCGGTCCACATCAAGATAGCGGAGCGTTAGGCGGCGTGGCAGCTCCCGATCCTGCGCGCGGTCCTCGGTCAGCACGCCGGCGCTCGGTTGCGGGCGCAGAAGATCATCGTAGTTGATCGTCGCGGACACCGCACCACCGCGCTTGACGGCGCGCATTTGCCCGTCAGTCTCGACGAGATCGAACAGGAATGCAGCGGCAAGCGGCTCAAGCGCGTCGCGCGCGGAGCCTGCGCGGCTGACGACATAGCCGCGCACTTGGTTGGTCAGCGCGCCAAGAGAGAGGTCGGAAGCAGCGAGACCAGCGCGCTTAGCGATGTCCTGCACAATGCCGGACAGCGACACTGTGCCTGTCGTGGCGCGACCGAGCAGCAAGCGGCGCGTGAACGACACTGCGAGATCATAGTCACCGTCGAAGAGGCAGATCGGAGCCGAAATGTTGGAGTGCGACGTCAGCTGGCCTTGCTGCTCAATCACGCCGGTGCGTGTGTTGATGACGATGCCATCTCCGTCAGTTCCAATCCACGCAACGCGCTCGCGCACGAGCAGATGGCCTGACGCGTCACTTCCGTTGACAGGGATGATATTGTTGTGGCCCGGTGTCCGCCATACCACCCCAGCCGATAGCGACCATTTGAATGCGAAACGCTGGGTGCTCAACTGCGTTCCAGGCCAGGACACAAACACGATCAGGCTATCGTCGCTCGCGTCCCATGCTGCGGTGAGAATTGTGGGCGCGCCAGCGGATACAAAGCCGAGCATCGACGCAGTGATAGTGCCTGCGAGCGTCGGCACGATGCCTGTCGTCATACCAACCGGCGGAGCGAAATAGGCCGCGCCATCAGTCACTCGCAACCGCCAGACGTCAATCTCCTGCGCCGATGTCGCGACGCCGATATGCCATGCATCGGTTTCGCCGATCCGCTGCGCACCCTGCACAAAAAGGCCACGAGCTTCACTACGCGGCAGATACAACCTCGTGACATTGTTTTCCGCGCTCGGGAGGATTACCGTGCCGGTATCGACATCCAGCATTAGCGGTGTCGGCTGAGCAGACACGAGGGCATTTTCCGCCAGGAAGAAGCGGCGCGGTTTCGGTCCGCGCACCTCGATCGCGGCTGCGCGACGGGAACCTGCTCCGATGCTATTAGGACCACCGAAGCTCCCAAAAACACCCCACTCCCACAGCGTCGCGCCGCTGATCGGGTCAATCGCGCGCACTGGCCGGTAGTTGGATGATCCGGCCCTCATACCGACAAGTGGACCACCGGGGAAACAGCACATCACGCGCCCATGAAGAGCATCGCTATTTGGAACTGCGCGCGCGGTCCTCGCAATGTAGTCCAATTCCACGATGCTGCTGCTGACCAGATAACAGCGGCGGGTGCTAAAATCTCCGCACCCGACGCCCACGTTGTAACTGCCCGGCAGTATGTTTGCAGGCTCATCCACATTCACGCTGGTGACGCTGGTGGAGATCAGCGCAGTCACGTTGGGCAGCCGGTTGCCGAACGGTTCAAGGTCGAGGTCCTCGAACACGACGTAGATCGTGCCGCGATAGGCTGGCGTCTTGCCTTGCGGTGCAGAGGCAGCGATCAGCGGATCAGGCTGTTGCGTCTCGTTGCCCTCATACGCGCGGAGGCGAAGCCCTGGCACGCGGATTTGCAGACTTCCGCCCGTCGCGTCATACCCCACCTTGTCGTCGAACCACAGCTTGACGATCTTGCCCGGCCCCTCTCCGAACGCCACAGCGAAGGATGCCGAGTAGCGATAGGTGGTGCTGCTGCGCCCGCCGCCTTTGCCGAGCCTCTGGCGCTGCTTGCGCGCCTTGATGCCTGGGGACCAGATGATGTTCCCGGCCACCCGCGCAGTGCCGTAGATGAGCGGGATCGGCGTGCCGTAAGCGCTGGATTGGACCGTGAGATCGCCGAGCTGCGGTCCACCAGCAGGGCGAGACGGGAACAGTGCCTGGCCGAGCAGCGCGCCCGCAGTCCACCCGATGGAGGTGAGGACACCGCCGCCAAGCGCGGAGCCTACCAGCGCACCACCAGCGGCGAGAGCAAGGACTGCCATCGCTCAGGCCCCTATCCGCCACGCGCCGATCAGCGCGTCGGCGAGGTCATGCGTCAGCGGCTCCTCTACCACGCGGCGACGTGGCGCATAGGCGTGAATGACCGTCGGCACGTCATCACGCGACGCCGCAATGCCGACATGGCCTGCGTTGACCCCGTCCACCTTGAACACCACCACGTCACCCGGTTGTGGCGCCGCCACGCGGCGTTCGCCCACAGCGTCAACGCCCGCGATGATGCGCGCGGCAGATGGCTCCCGCGCATACGGTGTCGGATCGTCCAGCATGATGCCAACGTCACGGTGCGCCAAGATGACCAGCCCGATGCAATCCACGCCCATGCGGCTGCGCCCGAGGTGTCGCCACGGAACGCCGAGATAAGACCGCGCCGCTTCCACGATCGCGCTCATACCGGCCGCTCCAATGCCGCCTGCGCACCAGGCACGTCCGGGAACCCACGGAAGCGCGTCCAATTGCTGAACTTGTCGCGGCACGTGATGAAGCGCTTGTCGCAGCCTGGCAGCACGCGCAGAACGTCGCCGACTGCAATGGGCGCGGGCAGGGACAGGAACAGCGTCAGAGTGCGCGTGGCCTGCACCCAGCCATTGACCTCGCGCACCGCGCCTGCGTTGGCGCCTGTGACCCAGATCGCCAGCCCGCCATCGAACCAGCCATCGGCATAGGCCTGGATGCCGTCCGCCTGGAGCACAACGCTTGCCTGCGTGACAACCGAGGAGACGGTAGCAGGCTGCGCCCACGCCGCGCGCGCAGTCCATGTCACCGTGCCGTCCGTCGTGGTGCTGTTGATCGTGGTTGAGAACGTCGGAGGTGACGCGGCGGTGGTGCCAGCGGTTGTGCATTCGTAGATGCGGCGTTCCTCGCGGTATGGACCAGTCGCGGAGGTGTCTGTTTCAACCCTCACGAACGCACCCACCGCATAGGCTGTGCTGTTGGCGCGCAGCGGCGGAGAGGTCGGGATGCCGCATCGCGTGTCGCCGAGGTCAGCATCGCAACCAGGCGCATAGCTGCGCACAATTTGTTGCTGCAACGCCTGCGCCAAGCCGCGCAGCTCGACGCGCGCCGTGCCATCATCTTGCGGCTGCACGCGGCCGAACCAGCCTGTGCGCAAGGTGATCGCACCTTGCGACGTGTCCGACCAGTTGACCAGCATCAGACGGAACTTGGCGTTGTCCCAGCGTCCAGCGCGGATATCAGCGGCAGTGATCGCAGCGTTGTCGAGCAGCACAATGATCTCGCTCTCGGCAACGCTCATGTCGGCTGATGCGCTTACCGCCTCGCGTGTGTAAGCGCGTGATGCTGAGTATGTTTGCCCGGCAACCGTCAGGTCGCGATCATGGTCTGTGAAGCGGAACACCTGCCCATCGCTGCGCGTGATCTCAATGCAGGTGGCGAGCGTAAGCGGCGCCCCGGAAGAGAGGAGCGCGGCGAGACCGGCGGACGCAGCCTTCATTCGCGGACCTCAACCACAGGGATGTCGGCCCAGACGCCGCGATGGAAGGCTTCCAGCGTCAAGCCCATCTCGTCCGAGTCAAAGCGTGCCGGAACGTCAAACTCGCATTCGACCTCGACCGCCTTGCCAGTGGTCGCAGCGAGGGACGAGCCTATGGTTATGACGCCAGTGAGCAGGTTGACCTGGAATTGCGTGGCACCAGGTCCAAGCGTCCTCTCCACGTTATCCACCCAGCATTTGACCGTATTGGCCACCGGCTTGGTGATAATGCGGTCCTGCGTCTGCGAACCGGACGTGTAGCGCTTGAATATCTGGTAGTTGGCAAGTGTGCCGTTTGTCGTTCCGATCTGCTGACGCGGCACCTCAAAGTCGGAAAAATCCTTGAAGCGGAACGCGAAGGCGCGGCCGCGGCGAGCGCGGAAGAAGGCCTGAAGCACCTGAAAGTCGGTGCGCGTGCGCAGCCCGCTTGCCACGTTCCAACGGCCACGGTCACGAGCCCAGCGTTGTGTGCGCACCTCGTCTCCGCTGGCGCAGGTGGCAACCAGCGTGTTGAACACCGGCCCGCCCTGCGCACCCTGGCCGATGACGGTCGGGAAGCGGACGTCGTGGAACGACATCAGAGGTTCCTCGCGGCCATGCGCACCGCGCGCGCCATGCTCGCCTCAATAAGCGAGCGTGACGCGTAGAACGTGTCCGGCGAGGGCGCGACGATGGTGACGTTGACCTGCTGCGCGCCGCCGCGCCCGGCGCGCGCTTCGCGGCGCACCTCCTCGCGCGAGAGCACGCGCTCACCCCGTTGCAGGATCGCCGGCACCTCGTCCGGGCGGAGGCCCAAGAAGCCGCCCGAGTGCAGGCGCGGCGCACCGGCAAAGGCCAGTGCTGGCACGTTGCGACCCGGCGCCGCATTGCCGACGATGCCGCCGGCGTGGAAGATCGAGCCGAAGATGGAGGTGAAGAGGCTGCCTATGCTACTGAACAGCCCGCCGACGCCACTGCTGCCAAACAGAGATCCGTTGAGCAGACGGGAGAAAATGTCCCCGCCACCGCTGCCGGTGCCGAACAAGCTGCTGAACGCGGCCAGAAGCGGCTCGGTCACCAGCCTACGGGTGCCGATGCGGAGCAGGTCCTGCTCGATGCCGCGCAGCACGTCGCGGAAGGAGGCGCCGCGCACTATGGCGTCCTCGAAGGCGGAAGAGAACGCCAGCCCGAGTTCGCGCGCGGTATCGGTCGCTTCCCGCGTGCGTTGCTCGGCGCGCTCAAGCTCGTCAAGAGCGGCCTGCGCTTCGCGGCGGATGGTCTCTTCCGGGATGGGGACGCCCGCCCGCTGCGCGCGTTCCGTCAGACTGGCCAGGTTCTCCAGCCTGCGCTGATAGCGCTCGTAAGCCGTCTCGTTCTGCTGGATGAGGCGCTCGCGTTCGCGCAGCACCTCGTTCAGCTCGCGCTCGGCGTCGCGGTTATCGCGCGTCGCATTGGTCGCGCGGCGCTGGGTGTCGGTGAGCCGCTGCAGGGCTTCGTCGCGTTGGCGCGTGGCCTCGGTCACCAAGCGCTGCGCCTCGGCCGTGTCGATGGCGCCGGCCGATTCCGCCTCGCGGATGCGGTTCAACTGCTGCTGAAAGTTCTGCTCAATGGCTATGCGACGATCCAGTGTCGCCTGCAGCCTGGCAATATCTTCGGCTGCGCGCTGGCGGCGGATTTCCGCCTCGTTGCCGCCCGCACGGGTCTGCGGGTTCAGGATCTGCCGGGCGCGTTCCTCGGCGGCGCGCGCCTCGGCTTCGAGGGTGGCGATTTCGCGCTGCACCTCGTCAAGCTGCTGCCGGATCTCCGCAATCAGGCCGCTGCGTGTGACGCCGGCCTGCTCCCGCGCCACGCCGACTAGCCCGCGCTGGATAGTGCCGCGGCGGGGCTGGGAAGAGACAGCCGGCTGGCCGGCTCCCTCGGCTTCAAGCTCGCTTAGGCGCCGCTGAAGCGCGTCGCGTTGGCTTTCGAGCGACGCACGGCGTTCCGCCAGCGGCGCGCCGACCACAATCCGGTTGATCCGATCCGCTACATACGTCAGCGCCGGCGCCACCTGCGCCATAAGGTTGCGCGCCAGCGACGAGAAGGCGCGCTCCAAGGCGGCGATCTTGTCGGACGCGGCATCGGCCTTGGCGATGAGGTCGGCATCGGCGATCGCGCCGAAGCGCAGCGCCTCTGCGGTGAGGCGTTCCAGCCCTTCCCGACCTTGCAGCAGGAAGGGGATCAGCCTCTGGCCGAGCCGATCGCCAAAAACCGCCGTGGCAATGGCCGCACGTTCAGCCGGATTGGAGATGCCGGAGAGCCGTTCGGCAAGATCAACTAGGACCGCCTCTGTCGCGCGGGCGTTGCCTGAAGCGTCGCGAAAAGCGATGCCGAGGCGGTCAAAGGCTCGCTGAGCCGCTTCCTCGCCGATAGCAGCGTCAGAAATGCGCCGCGTTAGCGCCTGCAGGCCGCGCTGCAACTCCTCGTTGGAAAGCCCCACCTGCGTCGCGGCATAGCCGAAGGCCTGCAAAGCGTCGGTAGAGACGCCCGCGGCGTCGGCCAGCTCGCCAAGCCCGCCGACGGTGTCGATCGCGGACCGCGCAAACCGAGCCACTGCACCTACGGAAAGACCAGCGAGCACCGGGCCGAGAAGGCGCAGCGCCGCGCTGGCCGCCTCAGATGACCGGATGATCTGTTGCAGGCTGCGGGTTCCGGCCTCGCCAACCTCGCGCAGGCCGCGCTGAACCTCCTGCGCGCCTTCGAGGCCAAGCCGGATGCCAACACGGCGAACAGTTCCGCTCATTCCGCGTCAGACTCCTGCTTGTCCTCCTCCGAGCGGCGCGCGCTGGCCATGCCCTCGCGCATCGCACTGATCAGCGTGGCTGCGACCGTCGCCGTCACGCCCTGTTCGGCCGCGATCGCAAGCGCCGGCGCCAGCGCGATCGTCGCGCCGGACATCCCAGCCTCAATGCACAGCATCCCGGCCTCCCAGCAGATCGCGCCTTCGATGCTCTCCGGCGCGTTGGCGACGAAGGGACACTCCATCCCGCAATCCCGCTCGACGGCCGCGCAGCCGCGGCAGTAGTCCGGCCCGGTTCCGAACTGCCACGCGGCGCGGGCCTTCAGGCGTTTCCCTCGGCTGCCAGGGCACGCAGAGGGCGATAAACCGCGTCAAAGAACGCGGTGGCCATCTCCTCATGCCGCATCAGCAGCGCCGCGCGATCGGGCGTCAGATCAAGAGGCTGGCCGGCGGCGTCCGAAACGCCGCGCCACTCCACGATGGCATAGCGCGCCAGCGCCTCCACCAGAGATGCAAAGCCAAGCCCGGCCATCAGCGCAGCATCGCTTCGATCCGCCTCCGGGACCTCCTCCATGGCCCGCCGCGCCGCTGATTGCGCCGCGACGATCACTGCGGTTGTAACCGGGCGCACGCGCACAGAAACGCCATGCGGCAGTTCCACCCAGCGCGGCTCGGTCGGAATGTCAAGCGTGATCATGCGTAGCTCGCCACGCCGTTGCGCAGGGTGACGGTGAGCGAGGGACCGCCGTCAGCCGATGCTCGGAAGTCGAAGGTCACCGCCACGCCGCCAGGACCGTCCACCTCAGCACGCGGCTTGGACAGGAATGCGCGCGGAATGTTGAACGCCACTTCGCGGGTTGTCGTCTTCCGGAAGCCCAAAGTGATGTCAACGGGCGTGTCTGCCAGGGCGTCAGGCAGGAGACCGCCGGAGGCGAATCGCGCAGTGATGCGCCCCGTCACGCTTGTGCCGCCAGGCTCGGCCTCTTCGATCTTCCGGTCAGCGCGGATGGTGCGCAGCGGTTCGATGCCGTTGGAGATGTCAAGCGTGGCGTCGGTGACAAGCGCCAGCGGCGTCGTGTCCTTCAAAATGCGGCCTTGGGCACGATTGTAGTTCTCGCCCGTCGCGGTGGTGGGCGTGCCATGCACGGCGGTGGCTTGCAGGTCGCCGCCCTGGGCCATCAGGCCGAGCCGCGCTGTGGCAGGCCCAGTTGGACTGAAGCCGATGGACATGGTTCCCGCGCGGACGCCCGTCAGCACCAGATACCGGTCCGTCAGAACCGCGCCGTAGTCAAGCGACAGGCTGCTCGATGGCAACATTGCCGCGCCAGACGTGAAGGTATGCACGAAGTTCGGGCTGGTGCCGGTCGTGGTCGGGGGGCCGAACAGAAGGCGAAGCCAATGGCCGAAGCCGTCATGGTTGATCGGGATTTCGACCTCGCCCTCGGTGTCGATCTCGCCGAGGATCGGATCGCCGGGGTCGCGCCCTTGGCCAAGGCCGAGCACGCGCACGTCAAGCAGCTGCTGTGACACACCGAGGCTCGCGCGCAGGAAGCCGAGCCGGGTGTAGTTGCCGGTTGCGAGGGTTCCGTAGGTGGTCTCAGGCTTGATGTAGAGATTGGCGTTGGCGCCGATCACGCCGGGCATGGCGGGGCTCCTTCGTCTGACGTTGCGGGATGTTGCACGGCAGGATTAGCCGAGCGGAGTGCCGGTGGCGGTGAACCAGAGGGTGATTGGCAACAGCGCTGATCTCAGCGCGGATGCGCCGTCGACCGGGACCGCTTCAATCAGCGGCGAACCAGGCTCGGCCCATTCCACTGCGCCGCTTAGCGTGCGGTTGTTGGCGATGGCAGAGGCCGCCATGCCGAGGATGTCCTCCAACCGGGAGATGCGTATTGCCTCCGTCGCGCCGCCAACGGTGATCTCCAGCTCGGCGCGATGGCGTATCGCGTAGGCGAGCGGCGAGATCATCGCCGTCGCTTCTTCGGTCTCTCCGTCCTGGAGGACCATGACGCCGCCCTGGGGCAGAGTTTGCGGCACCGTCTCGTTGCGCAGCAGCGTCGGCGCCGGAGACAAGCTGATCCGTGCTGTATCTAGCACCTGGAACAGGGCGGCGAGAGCTGCCTCGCGTGTGCTCACCGTCATGCGTCGCGCCCCCAGCGGCTGCGCAGGGTGGTTTCCATGCGCGCGGACGCGGCGCGCGCGACGGCGGCGATGTCGAGGCGCTTGGACAGGCGGAGCTCCGGCACGAGCAGGAACATCGGCGCGAAGCCTTGCGCGAGCAGCCGTTGCGTCAGCTTGCCGCGGGAGAGATAGGCGCCGCGCAGCGTGGTGCCGCGCGCGCCGACCTGCAGCAGGTTCCCGGCGATGGCGATGTCGGAGATCCGCCCCGCCGCCGAGCGCCGCTGTGCCTGCGTCACCCGCAGGCACCACAGCTTGTTGCGGCTGCCCTTGACGGCCAGCACGAAGGCGGCGCGGCTGGCGGCCATCTGCGCGGGCGTGACGCGCGGCCTGGAGGTACGCAGCCCGCCGCGGCGGTTGGCGTCCAGGGGCACCGCCAGGAACTTCCCCGCACCCTTGGGACGGATCACCGCGCCGCGATCGAACGCGTCGATGATGGCCGGGGCGCGAGACGACACCAGGGCGGCCGGGCGCAGCGTCGGCGCGCTGGTGGGATAGACCCCCAGCCGCCAGGTGTTGGCGAGCCGCGCGCTGCGCGCGCCGAAGGCGCTGCGGACCTGGCCGCGGAGCTGCTCCTGCGTCCAGCGGCCGGTGTCGGTGACGGCGCCGCGCGCAGCGCGCTGGCCGGCGGCGACCTCGGCGGCCATCAGGCTGCGGAGATCGCCCGTCACGACGGCAGTGAGGCCGAGCGTCATGCTCCTGGCTCACCCGGAGCAGTGCTCGACATGGGTGCGCAGATCCTCGCGCTCCGACGCGATGGTCTGGAACTCGGCCATTGCCACTCTCCCTCACCGCCTGCACGCGACGCGCCACGCGGTGCCGGTGGCATCGCGCAGCGCGCTCTGAACGACCAGCGTGGTCGAGCCGATCGTGAAGGTGTCGCCCGGCAGCACGTCGGGCCGTGCCGCCACCGGCACCGTCAGGATGTCGGTGGCGGTGATCACGCCGCTGTCGAAGGCGGAGGAGACCTCGTCGGGGGCGGAGCGGATCACGCGGAGCTGGGCTGGCGTGCCATTTCCGCGCTGCCACGTCGCGGCGACGCCGAGATTGACGTCCGCCACCAGCGCCGCCATCGCCGCGGCGAAGGCGCTCATGCGCCGTCCGCCATGCGCTGCGCGACGGGCCGCACCATCATGCGCCGGACGCCGGCACGCGCTCGAGGGTCGCTCGCACGTTCGCATCCGCCGCCGCTGCGGCCACCGTGCAGATGGCCACCTGAAAGTTGCCCGTGGCGGTGGTGGTGAGGCGGCGGTTGGTGTTGTCCCAGAACAGCCGCGCGCCGGCCGTGATGGCCTGCCCCGGTTCCTTGGGCAGCTCGAACTCGCCGCGGGTCTCGCACTCGACGGTTTCGTTCTGCGCCGCGTCCGATGCGGCGACGCCGAAGAACGCGCCGACCAGCATACCCTGGCCAGAGAGGATGCCGCCGGAATAGGGCACGACCATGGGGATGGAGCGCGCGTCGGGGCGGATGCAGTTGCGCATGGTTGGATCTCCTGAAACGCAGCAGGCGTCCGCAGGACGCCCGCTGCATGGGGTTGTGATGGAAAGGGGACGCCGGGATTACGTCCCCGGGTTGAACCAGCCGCCACGGTAGTCGATGGCGCCGACGCCGAAGTCGAAGATCACGCTCACCTCGACGCCATCGGCGCCCTGCACGGGGCCGGTGGTGACCTGCGGTCCCTCCGCGCCGTTGAGGTAGCCGTAGGTGTAGACCGGCGCCGAGGAAGGCTCGGCGAAGAGATACCAGCGGTTGTTGGGGATCAGCGGCTCGACGATCGGCTGCAGCAGCCCGGAATAGGGGTTCACGTTGCCCGAGCTCGACGGCGTGATCGCCGTCGTGATCTTGAGCGCCGTCAGTTCGAGCGACGGCCCGACCAGCAGGCGCATGTTCCGCCCGAGCGAGATCGGCAGGCCATCCAGCGTCTTCTGCCGCATCATGGCAGCGCGACCGACACCGATATTGGTCTCATCGAGCGCCGTGCCAGACGTGGCCTTGTTGGCGCGTGCCGTGCCGGTCCCGAACACCGTGCCGCCGGCGGTTTCCAGCGTCGGGCCATCGCCATTGGCGAGGTTGACCAGGGCATAGGCGGTGGCGTTCTCGAAGTCGGTGACGCGCCGACCGATCATGGAGGCGAAGTCGGTGAAGGCGCCGAGATCGTCGTTCACCAGCATCTGGCGCGTCACACGGACGCGCCGGGCGAAGGTGCTGAGGCTCACCGTCTCCCGGCTCTCGCCGATGGTGCCGACCTGGATCTCACCATTCTCGGCGAGCGCCAGGAGATTGGGGAAGTCGCCGACGCGCAGGTAACGGTGCGGCTTGAAGTCGCGGAAGTCGCGCCGCAGCATGATCTGCCGGTAGGTCGGGGTCGCCAGCGCGTAGGTCGCGAGCAACATCTTGTTCGCGGCAGCCGAGAGCAGCAGCGGGAAGTCCGAGGTGGTGTGGAAAGCACGCTCGGCGAGGCGGGCGGGCTCGCGCGGGATCTGGCGCTCGCCGCTGCGGGCGAGCAGCTCGCGGATCATGTCGGACGGGCGCCAGCCCAGGAACTCGACGTGACGCCCATTGCCCTTCGGCTGGTAGCCGGGCATGGCGCGGACGGCGATCGCCTCGGCCATGGCCTCGCGGATAGCGACAGGGTCATCATTGCCAGGGCCGGTCTCCGGACGGGCGGGGATGGAGGGGCGCGTCCCCTCGCTGACCAGGAGATCGAACAGGGCGCGGCGGACCTGCTCGCCGCTCCAACCGCGCTCCACCGCCTCACTGCGGACGGGGGCGATGCGGTCGGCCGGCAGCAGAGCGCGCGCGGCCTCGACGGCGGTGTCGATGGCCGCGATGCGCTCGCGTTCGGCACGCTGCGCCTCGGCGCGGATGGCGTCGATGTCGGGCGCGGCCCGGGCGGATTCGACCGGCGGGGTCGTGGAAGAGGTGGCGTTCACGATGTTCTCCTGGTGCGAGGGGATGGACGGCGCGGCGGAGGGCGGCGCCGCGGGCGGGGCTGCCGGGGTCTCCGGCGTCGTCTCGGGCATGCTGAGTTCCTCTGACAGGGCTGGTTCGACAGCGACGGCAGGCGCGCCCTGATGCGCCTCGCCACGCACTGCGGCATCCCGGTCCACCGGGACCGGCACGACGGAGATCTCGAAGGGCTCCCAATCCACGGCGCGGTGGACGGTCTCGCCAGTCGCGACGTCGGGCCGCGTCTCGTAGCGGTGCACGCGATAGCCGACGCTGACCGCGCGCAGCGTGCCATCGGCGATGCGCTGCCAGACCGGCTCCACATCTGCCGCGGTGGAGAACTGCAGCGTTGCGTACCCGCGGCCGCGCTCGAGGCGGGCGGCGGTCACGCGTCCGAGCACGTCGCGGGCGCCGCCACGGCGATGGGTGTCGAGTACCGGGGCGCGGCCCGAGCGCAGCGCGTCCATGCGCACCGCATTCGGCGACATCTCCAGCTCCTCGGTGATCAGCCCGAGGGTGGGGACGAAGTTGCGGGCGCGGGCGCCGGTGCTCCACACCACCTCGACGGTGCGGGCGGCGCGATCGACGGTGGCAGGCGCGGCAATCGCGCGCTGCGCCAAGATGGGCGCAGCAGCAAGCTCCGGTGCGGGGTCTCCCCCGCCCGGTTCGATGATGTCCGTCATGGTCAGCCCTGTGCTGGGATCTCGCGCGGCGGGGCCGCGGCGCCGGTGGCGGCAATCTCGACCGCGGCCATCTGCGCGGCGTCCTGCGCTGCGCCGGACTTCGCGACCCGGCGCGGGTCGGTGTCGAGCGAGATGCCGGCCTCGTCGAGCAGGGCGTTGGCCTCGCGGATCATCTCCACGGCGGCCCGGAAGTCGTAGCCGAAGGCCCCGGCCGCCTCGGGCTGCGGCACGAAGCCGGCACGCACCTGGGCGATGAGCGCGGTGGTGTCCTTCAGCGGGTCGATCATCTCATGCGCCGGCGGGACGTGCGACACCCCATCCGGCATCTCCGCCCCCCACAGCCCGAGCAGCGCGCCTTGGGCGTGGAACCGCTCGGCGATGGGGCGCACCAGCATCGGGATGAGCATGCCGTACTGCACCTGTTCGCAGAGCCGGCGGAACTCGATCTTGCCGGCGCGGAGGCTAGAGTAGTTCGCTTGGCTGAGGTCGCCGGAGACCTGGTCATAGGTCAGCCCGGCGCCGACCGCGGCGGCCTCGAGCGCGCGGCGGGCGAAAGCGGTGTGCGAACCACCACCGGAGGGGTTCACGACCTCAACCGAGCCCATGCCGCGGCGGTAGAGGATCATCCCCGGCTCGAAGCTCTCGACGGTGCGGCCCTGGGCGTCGCGCAATAGGCCGGCGGCGGCGCCGGTCAGCGCCTCGTCGCCTTCCTCCGTCACCACTGCGGCGAGGCAGGCCTCGATCTTGGCCTTCATCAGCAGCGCGGCCTCGTAGTCACCAAGGTCGCGCAGCCGGAGCAGGATTGGAGCCAGCCAGGAGACGTCGCGCAACTGGCCAGGCCGGCGCTTGCGATAGACGTGCAGCACCTCGCTGGCCGGAATGCGTTCGCTGTCCTGCCAGGCGGCGCCTGGCATGATCCACGCTGCGCCGGGATGCACCCGGTGCAGCCAGTAGCCGATCGGCTCGCCGGCCTCGCCGAGGGCGATGCCTTGGATGGTGGCCGCGCCGTCCAGCATGCCGTTGCGCGCCGTGTCAAGGTGGTCGCTTTCCAGCACCTGCAGCCGCAGGCCGATCGGGTTGGTGGGCGATGGCGGCACGATCAGGAACCGGACGAAGCACTCGCCGCTCTCGACGACGGCGCGCATGACCAGCGCCTGGAGACCGTAGAGGTCGAGCCGTCCCTCGGCGTCGCAGGCGGTGCTCTCCGCCCAGCGCTGCCAGGCGCGGCCGTGGGCGTCGTCGGGCCAGCGGGTGGTGATGCCGGCGCCGACCGCATTCCCCGTCCAAAGGTCGACGATGCGTGCGGCATAGGGATCGTTGCGCACGGCGTCGCGGGCGCGGCGGGCGACCGTCGCTGCGGCCATGCCGACCTCAGCGTTGGCGCTGCCGCCAGACGGTGCCCAGGCCGAGGCGCGGTGGTCCTGCGCCGCGGCATAGCCCCGCAGGACGTTCCAGGCGTCGCGCACGCGCCGCCTCATCCGGTCGATCACGTGCTGCCCCCGCGCGAGAAGCTGGCCAGAGTCACGGACGGGCGGCGCGCGGCCGTGAGTTCCGCCCCGCGCAGAACGGCAAGCGCCCGGCCCAACTCATCGAGGCTGCGGTATTCCACGGTGCGCCCTTCGAACGTCACGCGCGTGGTGCCGCCCGTGTAGGCCGCGGCCAGGGCGGCAGCCCGGCTGCCAGGAGGCTGCGCCAGCGCCCAGGCCAGGACGGTCGGGTCCATGCAAGTCCTCCTGTCAGCGCAGCCAGCCGCTGCGCGGCGCAAGCCAGGCGCGCGGGCGATAGGTGTCGGACGCTGCCGGTGGCGACGATAGCGGAGCGACATTCCCGGCAGTGGGAAGTTCGGCGGTCGGCAGCGACAGCGCATCTGCCATCCGCGTCCAGCGGCCCTCACCCCAGCCATCCATGCCGAGCGCCGCCGCCGCCGCGCGAGCATAGACGCGGCAGTCCAACGCCTCATTCCTCTCGCGGGTCTTCACCCACTCCAGCCGGCGGAAGCCGTTCCGGCCAGCCCGCGCCACTAACTGCTCCGCCGTGAGCTGTCGGCAGAACTCCTCACCCGCCGCATGGACCGGCAGATGGACATAGCCCGGCGGGAACGGATCGCCGCTTTCCTCGGTCGGCCGATCCAGCTTCAGCCAGCCATAGGTCTCGCCCTTGAGGAAGGAGGAACCCACCGGCCACACCTTGAGCCCGCCGAGCTTGCGCCCGTTGCGCCTGACCTCCGTCGCCGCCGGCTGGCCGATGGCAGCACGCAACCCATCCTGGCCCTTCACGGCAATGGCACGGCTCGATCCCATGCGGCGGACGAAGGCATAGACCTCCGCCGTCGTCATGCCGTCGCCGCTGTCGATCGCCGCCATGGCAATGGGCAGACGATGCCCGCTCGCGTGCTGCCAGGTGTCGTCAAGCAGCAGCCGCAACTTCTCCCACACCGCCGCCTCAAAGGGGTTGCCAGCGATCACACGATGATCGATCAGCCAGGACTGCCGATCCTGCCCCCAAGCCCAGATCGAGGCTTCGAGGCGGTCGCGCTGCACGTCCACGCCGGCCGTCAGCAGCAGCCCGCCCATCGGCACGGTGCCGGCGGGCCAATGCTCGCGGCGATCATAGAGCCGCTGCCAGTCCGGCGCTTCCCCGGACACCCGCCAAGCCCGCCCAAGCTTCTGCTGGACGAAGGTCTTGATCTTCTCCTGGTCCCCCTGAATGCGCTCCCATTCGTCCGCGAGATCGCCCCAAGAAAGCGTCGGCGAATAGAGCCCAGATAGACTGAACCCGGCGTGCAGCTCTACCAGCTCCGGCCGCTCATGCACCCACTCACCCGCCGCCAGCATCGCCGCCTTGCACTCATGCTGGATCGCGGCCCCACACCCTACGCAGTGATACACCGCCTCCTGCGGCCGCCCCTTCGGCCAACGCAGCGACTCCCATTCGAGCGTCTGCCGTTCGCCACAATGCGGGCAGGGAACGAAATACCTGCCCTTCGAGGACCGTTCGTATTCCTCGCTAATCCGGCAAGCCCCTTCCTCCGCCGGAGTCGAGATCTTGATAATTTTTTCCCGCCCCGCATAGGCGATAGCCCGCGCCTCAAGCTGCGCAACCGGGTCCCCGCGCCCACCGGTGTCAATCGGATAGTCCGAGACCTCCTCGCAAACCAGCACCCGCGCCGACCGCATCTGCAAGTTTGCCGACGATGCTGCCGTGAGCAGCTGAAGATACCCGCCAGGGAACCGCTTGAACGTGACCGTGGAAGACTCATCGTCGCCTTCCACCTGGTCCCGCACGCGCGCCCGCAGCCTCGGTGTCGCCGCAATCATCGGATCCAGCTTCAAGCGGTTGTAGCCGCGCATCATGTCGATGCTCGGCAACATCACCAGCACCGAAGTCGGCGTTTCGGCCATGATCTGGCCAATTAAATTCAACGCCGCCTCACTGCCCCCAAGCTGCGCCGCCTTGACAAACGTCACCCGCCGCGCCGGATGCGCCAGCGACATGACCCTCATCACTTCGCGGAGATACGGCACTCGCGCCGTATGCCACCGCCCAGGCCATGGCGAGCCACTCTCAGGCGGAACAATTCTCTCCGCGTCCGCCCATTTGACGACATCCCTGGGCGGCGGGACCGCACACGCATCCGCCACCGCCCTGAGAAGCAGCGCTTCAACGTCAGGCGGCGCTGCGGCGGGCAGCATCCGCCAAAAACTCCTCCGACAGCCCAGACATGTTGCGCCGCAGATGCTCCGCCAGACGGTCCGCGATCCTTCCGGCATCCGTCATGGCCGCCAATTCCACCGCCAAATCGGCAAACCCCTCAGCGATCCTCGCCGTCGCCCGCCCGAACACAGACACTGCCGCCCCCCGCACCGCATCGGTGTGCAGCAGCTTGCCCTGCCGCTCCGCCAATTGAAGCTCGGCAAGCGCTGCCTGCGCCCTCTCCCGCCGCGCCCTCTCGACCGCATAGACCGGCCCGCCATCCTCCGCGTTGGGCGCCGTTACAGGCTTAATCCGCGTCGCCCGTTCCTGCCTCGGCGGCCCAAGCATCTTGTCCGCTAACGCAACATCGATCCGCCCGTCGGGAGTGACAGCCGGCGGCCCCAACTTCCCCTGCCGAATCAGGTTGTAGATATGGGGCGGCGTGCAGCCGCGATGCTGCGCGTAGCGCTTCTTGCTGACGACCCCAACAGCCGCGTCGTCGTGGTCAGCCATACGCTGGAGCCGTCACTCGCCCGAAGACCCCGCCTACCAGAAAACCGTCGCGCTTTCGCCCCCCGCATACGCCGGGGCCAGGAAGGAACCATGCGGCTCGCCAGCCACCGTCGATGTGGTGCGCGAGGATGCGGATTGCGCAGGGCGCAATCCGACGAATGGCGGGAAGGTATGCGATGTGAGTTTCAGCTGTCAATGCAGCATTTTGGGTCGGCGCGGGGGCAAGCCCGAGGCAGGGGGGGGAGACGCCCCGGCCGAAACCGCACCCGAAAACCCGGGAAATTTGGCGCCTGGCGGCTTTCGGCGGCCTGGGTGCTAGGGTGGGTGCGGAAATCGCCTGACCGCCCTGTACGGCCCGCTAAACGGCTTTTTGAGGGGGGCGGCATTTTGGGCGACGCAAGGGCAGGCCGTAGTGCGTCGCCAGGACGGCGAGCGCGGCCACCAGCATGCCCTGGGCTTGGCTGGCCGGCACGGGTCTGCCGTTCCAGCCCTGGCGCATGGCCCATTCGCGGATCGAGCACTCGAGGCCGACCACGTGCCAGACGCAGCTTCCGGGGGCGCTGCTTGGGCCGCCGAGCGTGGTCATGGCTGCAGCGATCTGGCGGCGGGCCTGGGTCTGGCGCTCGGTGATGGTGTCGCCCGTCGCGGCAGGGAGTCGGAGCAGGGGGGCGGCGCGGAGCGCGTCGAGCGCGGCAGCGCGGAACTGGCGGCGGAAGAGCCCGCCGGCGTCGTGCATCTCCTGGGTGATGGTGCCGTTGGCGAGCATCTGGCCGAGGGTGTCGATCGCGCGCCGATGCACGACCGGGGTGCCGGTTTCGGGGTCTGCCTCGCGGATCGGCTCGGAGAAGCTGCCGTGCTGCAGGCGCCACCTGGACGGGCCCAGGGGCCTGGGTTGCTTCGCTGGCTTCGGTTTCCGCTTACCGCCCATGGGCATTCTCGGGGGCGGCGGCTGCGCCGCAGCTGGGGGGGATGGGGGGGATAGGGGAGATGGGGGCCGGGCCGGCTGGCTTAGTCATGCCTGCTTCTCGTGGCAGGGGGGGGGGATTTGAAGAGTCTTGAAGAGTGGTGATCCTAAGTCTTTGAAAAATAAAACTATTCACACTCTTCAACTCTTCAACAAGGTATTCCCCCACAGGCAGCACGCGTATAGCTCCCCCCCCTGGTTGAAGAGTTGAAAAGTTTGAATAGTTCGCTTTTTCAAAAGCTTAGCGCCGCCACTCTTCAAGACTTTTCAAGGTCCTCTCTCCCAACCCCCCCCTGGCCACGCAGGTCGCGGTCGTGGGGCTCCTGCGGATCGGTGGCGACGATCCAGCAGGTGTCGGGGCCGGAAGCGCTCGTCGCGGCCTCGATTGTGATCTGGCGGCTGTCCAGCAAGGTTGCGATGGCGTCCTCGCGCTCAACCTTGGATAGAAATTGCGTCTTCCGAACGAATGCGCTGCGACTGATCCTACCGGCCTTGCGGATGATTTCCAAGACCTTCTTGAGGCGCGCGTGGGCCGGGGTGTCGGCCACGAAGCGCTCGGCGTCTTGCCGCAGCGTGTCGATGCAGTGCTCAACGAGCGCCGCCGCCCAGGCGACGTCGCTGGCCTGCGTCACTGGCTGCGCTGGATCGCGGCTGACGGCTGCGATCATGGCCAGCTTGGCGACGTGCTCCGCGTAGCGCCCGAACAGGGCGGTGGCGTAGGTGCCGCGATGCGCGCGCAGCAGATCGAGGGCTTTATGCCGCACTGCCTGCATCGCGCGCTCTGCGTCGGGGCTGAGCGGCACCGTGTAGGCGTGAATCGGCGCCGAGGACTCCATGGCGTCGGCGATGTTCCCGCCATGGCTGTGGCCAGGCACGCCGCGTGCGATCGCCTGCAGCGCCGCCACCAGGTCCGGGGGCGGGTCCATTGGCGCGGGCGTCTCGTTGCGGTCGGGATAGTCCTCGTCGGTGAGGAAGATCAGGAAGCGTGCCATGGAGCCATCTGCGAGCGCGCCGCCTTCCAGCGCCTGCCAGAACGGCCCAGGCACGGTGACGCCCCAGATGCAGGCGCAGGGCTGCTCGATGGTGACGCGCGGCCGCGTCTTCTGGTCGGCGTATTCGGTGCCGATGTAGGGCTCTGCCGCCGAGGTGTAGAGCTTGGTCAACTCGGACCAGATGGACGCCTTGTGCGCCGGGGCGCGCGGGGCGAGGACCTGTTTCAGGAACTGGCCGAATTCGTCCACCTGGAAGAGCCGCGCGGGATGGCGCTGCAAGGAGGTGAGAAGCCCGGCCGAGGAGGCCAGATCCTCGCCGCCGAGGTAGCGATCTAGGCCCGCCGCATAGATTGCCCGCTTCACGCAGCGTCTGGCATGGTCCTTGCCGCCTCCGCTGTCGGCGATCCCGATCGCGTAGATGTTGCTGCGCAGGTCGGTGGGAGTGCGATAGCGCCGCCCCGCGATGGTGCCCACCAGGCAGATGGCCGCCCCGAGCGAGAGGAAGGGCTGCGGGCTGACGGCGCTGGCGGTGGCGTAGTCCAGGAACATGCGCAGCGCGCCGTCCACCTGCAGCAGCTCGGGCGGAACGCGATATGGCTTCGGCGGCGGGGCGGTGCGGGGGGGGGGCGAGGCGACCTTCGCCAGCAGGGCCGTGGCCGGGTTGGGCTGCGCCAGCTGCTTGGCTATGGTGCCATTCAGGATCAGGGCAGGGTCTGGCTTCCAGCCGCGCTGTTCGGCAAGCCAGTAGATCGTCCCGGCCCCCACGCTGTGCGGCCGGAGAGCCGCCCAGCGCCGTTCAGGCGTGTCGTGGCGTCCGGATTGGCCGGATTTCTTGGACTGGCGCGACCAGGCGATCCACAGGTCCCGTCCCTCTTCGCCCAGCGCTGCCTTGATGGCCGCGCCGATGGTGATCCATTCGTCGCCGGGCAGGTCGTCGTTTGGGATCCAGGCCAGGGCGGCGGCGATGGCCTCGCGCGTGCCCTTCGGGTCGCTCGGCCCGTGCCAGCCGCCGTTCGACTCCTTCGCCAGGATCGATTTGACCCGCATTTCCTCTGGGACCAGCCGCATCGCAGCGTCGAGGAATGCATGGCAGCTCGCTTCGTCCACCTCGGGCAGGCGCGAGATGGGCGTCTCGACCAGGCTCTCCTCGGGCCACTCGTAGGGCCGCTCGGTGTCGGGATGCACCGCATAGGCGACGAACTGCTGACCGCGGGCCAGCAGTTCGAGGGGGTGGCGCTTGCGGCCGGGGAAGGGCGTGGCCGCGCGGTAGACCAGGAGGCGCTTCGGGGCGCGGCCGATGCGCACGCAGGGCGTGTCGCCCAGCATGCTGGCCGCGAGCTCGGCGAGCTGGATGGCGAGTGCGCCGTCCAGCACATCGATGTCGATGCCGACGACGGTGCCGCAGGCGATGCCGACGCCGCACCCGGGCCAGCGTCGCCAGATGTCCACCTCAAAGGACTTCGTCGCGCGGTCGCAATGACGCGCCCAGTCGGGATAAGGCGACCACTCGCCCTTGCGGAACTGCCCCGGCACTTTGCTGCCTGGCATGATCGGGATGACGGAGTAGCCGTTGTCGACCAGGCGCTCGCCATAGTCGGCCATGAAAGATGGCTGCGTCACGATGGCTCTTCCACTGTGAGAGGCGGTGCTGGGTGCCATCCCTGGTCCAGCCGGCGCGCGAGTTCGTCCTGGTAGGCGGTGATGATCACCTCGAGCAGCGTCAGCCACTCAGCTTCGGTCAGCATCGCGAGGTCGGTTTTCCCGATGCTGTCCAGATACTCCCCGGCCATGGGACTGGCGGCTGCGATGGCGGCCTTTTCATGCTCGTCTGGATCAATCACGCCCCACCTCCGGCAAAGCGCGTTCATGCAGCGCATGGAGCAGGCCGGGAGCGGCTCGGATGTTCGACTGCGCGGGTCGAACCACCCGAAGCCGCGGGCGGTGCGAAGGCGACAGGCGCTGCATATCACACGAACCTCACAGCAGTGATCTCGGTGTATTGTCCCACGGGGCGGACCTGGATCGCGATAGGACGGCGAAGATAGCTCACTTGTCGCAGAGCCTCGTCAACTGTCGCCGGCGGCGGCAGATTGCCGGCGCGGCGCCGCCACCAGACCAGCGCTTTCTCGCGCGGGAAGCCGGTGTGCTCGAAGCAGACCCACTCGCTGTGTCGCGCCAGTCCGCACTCGTAGGTGACGCGGAGCGACGCGGGCTTGCCAGGCTTCTCGTGGCGCGCGTAGCTGATCCCGGTGACGTCGGCCCAGGTTGCCTGGATCTGGGTCGAGAGCAGCGCGTTCGACGCTGCTTGCGGCGCCACCTTCACCACCGGCGGCGGGAACTCGTAGTCGCACCCGACGCAGCGCCGCACGCTGGCGTGGTTGATGGTCTGGCATTCCGGGCAGACCTTGATCGGTGCCTCGCCCGGCTCCTCCGACTTCTCCTTCTTCCGGCCGTCCACCATGTCGATCGGCCCGTGCCGCGCCGTGTTGCCCGCGAAGTCCAGCACCAGGCAGTCGTCCTTGCCTTCGGCAAGGCGCGTGCCGCGTCCCACCATCTGGACGTAGAGGCCGACGCTCTTCGTCGGGCGCAGCAGCGCGATCAGGTCGACGCCGGGCGCATCGAAGCCGGTGGTGAGCACGTTCGCGTTGGTGACGCAGCGTAGCCGCCCCGTCTTGAACGCCGACAGGATGGCATCGCGCTCGGGACCAGGCGTTTCGCCTGTGACGGTCTCGCAGGAGACGCCGTGTTCGCGAATGGCGTCGCGGACGTGGCGCGCATGGGCCACGCCCGAGCAGAAGACCAGCCAGGAGCCTCGATCATGCCCGTGCTGAACGATCTCGGCCACCGCGGCGCGCGTGACCTCGTCGCGGTCCACCGCCGCCTCCAGTTCCTTGGCGATGAACTCGCCGCCCCGTGTGCCGACGCCGCCGACGTCCAGTTGGGTCGTGGTCTGTTTGGGAACGACCGGGCAGAGATAGCCCTGCTGGATCATGTCCAGCACCGGCACCTGGAATGCTATGTCCGTGAACAGTCGGTCTTTGCCCTCGTGGAGAAGCCCGCTGTCGAGGCGGTAGGGCGTGGCGGTGAAGCCGACCACCTTGAGCAGCCCGCCGTTGATCTCGTTCAACTCCTTCAGGAAGGAGCGATACATGCTGCTGTCACTGCGGCCGAGCAGGTGCGCCTCATCGATCAGGACGAGGTCGCAGCGCTGTACCTGCCGCGCGTGGCGATGAATGGACTGGATGCCGGCGAAAAGCACCTGGGCGCGAATGTCGCGCCGCGAGAGGCCAGCGGAATAGATGCCCGCCGGCGCTTCGGGCCAGGCGCGGAGCAGCGCCAGGAAGTTCTGCTGGATGAGCTCCTTCACGTGCGTCAGGACCAGGACGCGGGTGTCGCCATAGGCGGCGATCGCCTCGCGAATGAAGCCGGCGATGACGACGGACTTTCCCGTGCCGGTCGGCATCACGACCAGCGGGTTGCCCACGTTGGCGGCGAAGTAGTCGTAGAGCGCCTCGATGGCTGCGCGCTGATAGGGACGGAGGGGGAGTGTCATCGCTTTTCTCAGGGCGCGACGTCTTCCAGCAGGGGCGCGCAACGCTGGCGGAGTCGGTGCCGCGGTGCGGCCAGCCGGCGCTGGGCGAGCAGCAGGGTCTGGCGCACGCGTTCTTTGCTGACGTTAAAGGATCGCCCGATCTCTTCCAGGGTCCGGGGCGCTTCGCCATCCAGGCCGAAATACATCCGCAGCACGCGCATCTCACGCGGCCGCAGGGTGGCTATCGCGGAGTCCAGGGCGTCGAGCGCAGCGTCGACGTCGATGCTCCGCTCTGGGTCATAGGCGATGGAGTAGGACACGCCGCCCATAAGCGCCGGCAGATCATCGGCGCTGACCTCGCGCGTGACCTTGTTCGTCGCTAGCGCGCGGCGCAGGAACGCCGCGGGAAAGAGATCCTCCGGCAGCGTGCGTAGTGTTTTCGAGATGGCGAGGATGCAGGCGCGCCATTCCCCGTTCTCGCGGAGCGGTGCGATGCGCAGGTTCAGGTAGTCGTAGATGCGGCCGGCGACGACGCCACTGGCGCGCGACAGCGCCGCCGCGCTCGCATATCCGGCGTCGCGCATGGCGGTCAGCAGCGCATTGTTCTTGACCGAGACGGTGATGAGCAGGTCTTTGTTCATGGCGTGGTTCCTGTGCTGGAGAAGGTGGCGCCGTCGCGCCATTCGCTGCCGTCCGGCATTCGATAGCTGACCCAATCTTCGCCGGCGTCGATCTGTTCTGCGGCGATGAAATCTGGGATGTAGAGATGCGCCGCGCAGCCTGCCTCCTGGTTCCGCCGGTCAAGCGGGACATCGTGCCGGGCGCAGTGCCAATCACCGCCATGGACTGGCGAGGCGTGCAGGCAGGACCGGCAGTGCCGCTCCGGCGCAGCGCCGCCATGGCAGACGGCGTGGTGGTCGCAGGCGCGGCACTGCCACCAGGCAGGGTCGTCGCTGATGCGGGCCGGCGGTCGGGGCGCGTTGATGATGCGCGTGGCCTTCGCCAGGAGCCGCAGCCCCGCCTCCGCATCGTGTCGGACGCGCTCCTGGTAGAGCTCGTCCGTGTCCTTGCAGACCGCCAGATAGAATGCGCGATTGAGGCCAGAGAGTTGCATGTAGGCCTGCATCTGCGCCCAGTGCAGCGGCTTGGAGGCGGCGACACCCTCGGCCTTCAGCCTGGCAAAGGACTTGGCGCTGTGGGTCTTGAACTCGCAGACGTGCCAGGTCGCCGGCGCCTCGGGGAAGCCCTTGGCCACCGCATCCATGCTGCCGCCGAAGTGGCCGCTTGCGTCGCGGAGGCTCCACTGCCGCCCGGTCGCCGGATCGACGTCGAGCACGGTGACGCCGATGCGGCGGAGGTCGGCGACGAAGCGCGCCTCGGCCAGATGGCCCGTCTCGAACAGACGGAGCAGGCGGCCCGTGTGCCGGGCGCGCGTGGCCCAGCGGAAGGTATACCAGATGGCGCGCTCGCACTCGGCGCCGATCAGCGATGCGCCGAGATGCGCGCGGTAGCCGCTATCCGCCGCTGCCTCGTAGGCGGCATAGATGGCGTCGACGGTGGGGCTCGATGGAGGCGGCAGGACGACCATGGCTGGATTTCGCCGGAGAAACAGGCGCCGGCAGGCACATTGCCTGCCGGCGGGAGATCAGGTATTGCGTCGCCAGGGCGGGGGCGCCGTGCCGCCAGGGCGCGCAGCCGGGGGGACGGGCGGGGCGGCAGGGCGGGGTGCGGGACGCGCGGGGCGCGGCGCGGGCGGGGCGCCAATGCCCGCGTTGGGCGCGGCATACCCGGTCACCTTGTTCCGCGCCTCGCGGTGCACGCCGCCCTTGTCGGGACCGGCGGGCTCGACCTTCAGCGTCACGATCAGCGGCTTGAAGTGCAGCTGCTCGCTGTCGCTGACGTGGACCTGGCCGACCGCGTGGCAGATGGCGGAGAGCATGCGCTGCGCGATCTCCACCGTCTGCTGGTTTGCGTTCACCAGATTGAGTTGGTCCCAGATTTTGCGACCCTGATACGGTCCTTCCAGGACCTCGAAGGTCAGCTTGAGGTATTGGCCGTCGCCCATCCTGGTGGGGATCATCTCGCTCTCGATGATGTGCGCCAGGTATTTGCCGGGCGGCAACACCTCGAACGGGGTGGCAGGCGCGATTGTTGTCGCGTCGAAGGTGAGGGAGGCCATGACTCAGCTCCGGGCTGCGGTGGTGGAGACGGGGGCGGCGGCCTGCGGCGCCGCGTAGAAGGGGATGCCGGCGGCGAGCTCGGGCCAGGACAGCGGCAGCGTCTCTGGCAGCCCGAAGCGGTTTTTCGCCAGGAAGGCCGGCCGCTCGGCGGTGTGCAGCACGCGATCGCCGCCGGAGACGCCGCGCACCACCTTCTTGTTGAAGCCGACATCCGACTTCAGCGTGCTGATCCGGTAGTTCGCGAAGAGCACGGCATCGACATGCTCCTGCACGAGCGCGGATGCCCGCGCGTGGAGCTTCGGCTGGTAGCGATCGTAAGGTTCGGTTTCGGGGCTGTCGAAGCGCCGGATCTCGGCATGCGCCAGGAAGATCACCGCCATGCCGCGCTCGTCGCGCAGCGCGTTCACGCCATCGAGGAAGCTGCGCCAGGTGTCGAGCGCAGCGAGGTAGCCCTTGCCATAGCCGAAGGTCTCGATGTCCGGCTGGTTGTGCAGCGCCGCCGTGTGCTGCCAGATCAGCGGTTCCAGCCAGTCGAGGCTGTCGACGACGACCGTCTGGAAGTCGTGCGCCTCGGAGTAGAGGCTGCCGAGCGCCTCCAAGACCGCATCGAAACTGCGCAGCAGCCCGAAGGTCGCAGCCTCGATGTTGCCAAGCCCGTCCTCTGTCTGCAGGAAGACCGGGTTCGGCGCATCGGCGGCAAGCTTGGTCTTGCCGACGCCTGCCACGCCGTAGATCAGCAGCCGCGGAGGGCGTGCCTCACCGCCGCGTCGGATCGATGCCAGGGAGATCGCCATATCACGCGGCGTCCTTCGGTTCGAGGGTGTAGGAGGGGCGTCCGGTGCCGACGGTGCGGGCCGGTTCGAACACCGCGCGAATGCGCGGCGGCCACGCAGTGAAGCGGCTTTCTGGAACGCGGACCTCGATGGTGACGTAGTCGGCAGGGTCCTCCCCCCAGCCGCGGATCGTGGCGATCGCCTCCATCAGTTTGGCCTGGTCCCACTCCACGCGCTTCGGCAGATCGGCGACGATCTCGAAGCCGTCATCCTCCAGGCGGACGCGGCCGGTGTTTTTGCCCTCGGCGCGACGGGCCGCGGCAGCCGCTTCGCCGTAGCGGGCATGCAGCGCGTCGTGCAGCAGGTCGGAGAGACGCTTCGCGTCGGTGCGAAGCTCCGCGACCTCTTCCAGCAGCATTGAGAGGTGGTCGATCGGGAGGGTCGCTGCCTCCTGCACGTCCATCTCACGCAGCTGCGCCAGAGTCGTTCGGTTCATCATAATGTCCCTGTGCTTGGCCCGGTGGACGGGATCGGCAGCGCGCCCGGGCGTGCGCAGCCGATGCTCTGCTTGGCCGCCGTCAGGTCGGACCGAGCAGGATCTCGAAGACCCAGAGGAAGGCGATGCCTTCGTGTAGCAGCGTGCAGCGCGCGCAGCACGGTCATGTGTTTCCTTCGATCGTCAGCAAGAGCAGGGCGATAGCGTCCGCCTCGTTGTCGTCAGCGGGTGTGAAGCCGCGAGCGCGCATGGCGGCGATCATCGCGGCCTTGTCCGTATTCCCCTTGCCGGTGGCGAAGCGCTTGATCGTGCCGACCGGGACGCCCTGGTAGGGGACGCCTGCGTCCTCGCACCAGGCGGTGAGATGGGCGAGGAAGCCGCCATAGACGTGGGCGGCGGTGGTGCCGGCGTGGCGCCGGACCTCCTCGAAGACGATGCTGTCGAACGGCCCGGCGCTGGAAGCCATGCTGTCGAGCCAGCGGCGGAAGCGCAACCACCCCATGCCGCCGCCCTCAAAGCGCCCTGGACGGAAAGTCGCCGTGCCGGAGGTGATGGTGCCGTCTCGCAGTCGCACCGCCCAGCCGAGGGTGCTTCCGAGGTCGAGGGCGAGGACGATGCTACGCACGGCGACGCTGTCTCTTCGCCAGCGCGGCAAGCCGATCCAGCGTGACGCCGTGGTAGCCGCGGCGCTTCGCGGCATGCACGACGGCCAGCCAACGGAGCGGGGGGATGCCGCGCAAGCGCCACGCTCGCACGGTGATCGGAGAGACCTTGACGTCTTGCGCCATCGCCTCCGGCGACGGCCACTTTTCGATAATAGATTTCCAATCGGGCATGGGGCTACCTTTATCCGCAGAGTGGGACGGTTGTCCATTCACTTTTTGACGCCGGGCGGCTATCCTACCGAATGCCGGCGGTGCAAAATACGAACACCACCGGGGTTCAGCAACAGGAGAATGCATCATGGAACTGACGATCAAGCTGCACGCCCCGGCGACAACGCTGCCTCCGCTCAACACGCCGATCCTGGCGGTGATCGAGACCTGCGTCGATCGCGGACGCGGCTTTCGGCGCGAATACGACTGGCGCGTCCTCCGCATCATCTGCGAGGATGTGGACGGTGACGAGGACGAGGGAGCGATCATCTGGGAAGAGTTGGAGCGCGGAGAGATTTCCTGGGAGGATGCGCAACTCCGCCTGGAATCCGGCATCGAGGAGATCGACGACTTCTACTCCGACTCCATTGCCTGGTGGGCGGAGTTGCCGTCCATCCCCTCACCGGCGACACAAGGTGAGGATTAGCAGCATGACCCGGCACGTAAAAAACCCCGCCGGGGCCAGGGGACTCCCCCCAGCCCCGGCGGGGCTCGGCAGTGCGACGTCCGGGCGCGCTACATCGCGCGCTGCAGCGCCGGTAGCGGCAGGTCGGCGATCTCACACGCGAGGGCGGATTTCTGGCGCTCGATTGATGAGGACAAGCCTCCGGCGCCGGATGGTTCCGACGCCACCTATCGCGCGCTGGTCGAGATGTGCGACGGCGCGGATGACGAGCCTGCCGACCTCGCGGGCGACAACGAGGCGCCGGTGCTGGCGGAGCGATATGCGGCAGTGACGGCGCAGCTCTCGGCGCTCGAGAAGGAGCGCGCCGAATTGCGCAACCGGCTCTTGGAGAAGCTCGGCGGCCACCGCTACGGCTACGCGGGCGAGTGGCGCATCGCCGCTGCCTATTCGCCGGGGCGTCCTGAGCGGCGCATCACGCCTGACATGGTGGGCCAAATGCTGCCCGGACGCGCGGCGAGTGTTCGCTTGATCGTGACGCAACAGGAGATGCAGGAATGAGCATGACCATTTCCGACCGCGCGCGCGAGTTTGCCGCGCTAGTGCATGCCGGGCGCGACCGGCTGGCGGCCGCGCTGCCATCGCACATCCCCGTCGAGCGGTTCGAGCGGGTGGTGCTGACCGCCGTGCAGGCCAACCCGTCGCTGCTGAACCTCAATCGGCAAAGCCTGTTCATGGCGTGCTTGCGCGCCGCGCAGGACGGGCTTCTTCCCGATGGCCGTCAAGGTGCGATCGTGGGTTTCCGCGACCAGGCGCAATGGATGCCGATGGTCGGCGGGTTGATGGTGCTGGCCCGCAACTCTGGGCAGATCAAGTCTTTGATCGCGCAGGTGGTGCATGAGCGGGATCGCTTCGTGTGGCGTCCGGCCGACACAGAACGGCCGATTGAGCATGAGGTGCCGTCGCTGAGCGAGGACCGCGGCCGCCCCATCGGGGCCTATGCGATCGCCAGCCTAGTGTCTGGTGAGGTGATCGCCGAGGTCATGTCGCGCGCGGAGATTGAGCAGGTGCGCGCGGCGTCGCGCTCGAAGGAAGGCCCCGCCTGGTCGCAGTGGTGGGGCGAGATGGCCCGGAAGTCGGTGCTGCGTCGATTGATCAAGCGTCTGCCGCTTTCGACCGACAGGCCTGGTGCAGGCGCCGATGGCCGCACTGCGCGGGACGAAGCGACGGATCGGCTGGTCTCCGCCATCGAGCGAGTGGACGAGGACGTGGTGCTGGATGGCACGGCCACCGAAGAGCCGTCCGAAGCGCCGCGCAGCCGTCTGGATGCGCTGGAAGCGGCCATCGCGGAGGAAGCGGCGTCCTCTCCGTCGGAAGGGGATGATGCGGAGAGCGCGGCGCGTGTATGGGCGCGCAAGGTGATCGCGGACTTTGAGGCGGCGCCGGATCGCGGCGCTGTGCTACGGATCGTGGATGCTACCAGGCAGGCGCGTGCGAAGCTGCTGCGACAGCATCCGGAGTTGCATGCCGAGGTGGAGGCGGCGCGGCTTGCGGCGTTTGCCAGGACGGAGGACGCGGCATGAGCGCGCGGAAACACATCGCGCGCTCTTGGACGCGCGTTTGGCCGCCGCGTATCTCGCTCAGCGCATCACAGCGTGCTGCAAGCGATCCTTGCTTCCGCGACATGGTGCTGCTCGCGGCTGAACGCGCGATGGCGTTGGCGGTGGCCGAGGCATGATGATCGGGTCCGTCTGCTCCGGCATCGGCGCGCCGGAGTGCGCTTGGCACCCGCTTGGCTGGCGAAATGCTTTCCTGTCAGAAATCGCGCCATTCCCCCGCGCGGTGCTGGAGCATAGGTTCCCAGGGGTTCCGATCCATGGCGACTTCACCACCATCAAGACCGGACAGTATCTACCAATTGACCTTCTGGTCGGAGGAACCCCATGCCAGTCGTTCAGCGTCGCGGGATTGCGCAGAGGGTTGGCTGACGAGCGCGGCAACTTGGCCCTTGCGTTTCTGCGATTGGCTTATCGCCTTCGCCCCCGCTGGATCGTCTGGGAGAATGTCCCAGGAGTTTTGTCGAGCAACGGAGGACGGGATTTTGGTGCCTTCCTCGGGGGCTTGGTCCAATGCGGGTATGGGTTCGCCTACCGAGTGCTGGACGCTCAGTATTTCGGAGTGCCCCAGCGTCGTCGTCGTGTCTTCGTTGTCGGATATCTTGGAGACTGGCGACCTGCCGCAGCGGTTCTTTTTGAGCGCGCGAGCCTGCGCGGGAATCCTGCGCCGCGCCGAAAAGCGAGGGAAGTCGCTCCCACCATCCCTTGCCGAAGCACTGCGGGCGGCGGCCTCGGGACAGACTTTGACTGCGACGGGGGACTGATCGCATACGGCGGAAACAACACATCTGTCCCTATTGATGTCGCCGCCGCGCTAAACGCCTGCGGAACGGCGTCTGGTCGCCATGACTTTGCTACTGAGACATTCATCGCCCACACCCTGCGCTGCGAAGGGTTCGACGCAAGCGAGGATGGCACGGGACGCGGGACGCCGCTCATTCCCGCAGCAGTTGCGTTCGATCTGCGCGGTCGAGAAGGAGGTTCCATGCCGGAAGGGCCGCATGACACTGCGAACATCCGAGCGGCGTCCGGCGGATCAAGCCGGTCTTACCTTGCCTTGCGTAAAGCCGTGCGCAGGCTAACCCCCCGCGAGTGCGAACGGCTGCAAGGTTTCCCAGATGATTGGACGCTGGTCCCCTATCGCGGGAAGCCTGCTGCCGATGGACCGCGTTACAAGGCGCTAGGGAACAGCATGGCCGTTCCTGTCATGCGATGGATCGGGGAGCGAATTGCGACTTGCGAACACGCGATGGCGTCGCGGCCGCTTGGCGATGAAGCAGTGAGGAGCGCGGCCATTACGCCGCGCGTGAATGGAGGGAACTATGAGTGAGGCGATTGACGACGTTGCGGAGTGGCGTATTACGCGAGACATCCGCAACTGCCACGAGCGTGGATCGCCGCAGTATTGGCGCGCCATGCACGGCCGCGTCATGCGCGACCGGAACGGCATCCGCTTGACCGCGTGGTATGACGACGGCGACTGGATCACCGTCATCTTCACAGGCGGCAGACTCGAGCGCTGGCACCGCCTGAGCGCCGCGGCCCTTGACCTGGCGCCTGAAGAACCGGCGATCACACTTCCCACAATCCTCCCGTCGCAAGGAATCGGCGCATGACCATGCACCCTGACCCCTACCATCCTGCCCGTGCCTTCAACGATCCGGAGCTGTTCATTCCGCCGCAGCCGCTTACTGTGGCGTCGCCCAAGCCGACGGCCTTCTGCCCCGGCTCTTGCGCGATTGGCGTCTGCCTCGGTCTGGTGGTCGGTCTCGCCATCGGCGTGCTCGCGATGCTGAGGCTGCTCTGATGCCGCTCAGCCTCGCATCGGTCCTGATCTACACACGGCGGACGCGCCGGAGCGCGCGCCGTTCGCGGCTTCCGCTTGCCGTCGCCATGGTGGCGCTGGCTGCGCTTGCTTGGAGACTGATGACATGACCCCGACAATCTTCTTTGACCTGGCCGAAGCCGAGGCGAAAATCCGTCTCGCAGCTGCGACGCTCGACACGGCGAGGCCCGCCGAAAGCGCGCGCTTCGCCACGCTGATGGAAGCGGCCGCGCGCATTGCGCATGCACGCGAGGCGCTGCAGGAGATGGCATCTGCACCCGTGCCGCCGCATTTGCGTGGGCAGCCGCGGCGGTTCCGTGTGATCGATGGAGGCGCGGCATGAGTGCTACGGCGCAGCCGTAATCCTGCGTGCCTCGCAGCAACGAAGCGGCATCGGGGCGTAGCTCAATGGCGCGCGCAATGGCGTCGCGCTTGTGTCCGCGCCGAAGCCGACGCGGTGCTTCCAGACGACCGGCGCGATGTAGGCGAGGAGCAGAACAGATTCATGCCATAGCATCCCGGAACAGGTCGCCCTGCTGCTGCGCGTCGGCGATGCGGCGCAGGGCCGTTTCAAAATGCTGCGGATCTAGTTCCACACCAATGAAGCGGAGGCCAAGAGTTACCGCTGCGACGCCGGTAGTACCGCTGCCCATAAACGGGTCCAGCACCGTGCCCTTCGGTGGCGCGATCTTCACAAGGTCAAGCATCAACCGCAGCGGCTTCTGCGTGATGTGCTCACGTTGGGCGCCAGGCGGCGCTGTAGCCGAATACATGCCCGGGAAGAGCGACCCATTAAGCGCGCGCGGTCCATTCGTGCCCCATACGAGGTATTCGCACGCGTTGGCCCAGCGACCTTGATGGGGCCGTGCGTTCGGCTTGTGCCATGGAACGATGCCGCGCCAGACATACCCTCCGGCTTGCAGTGCGTTGGTGGTCACCGGCAGTTGCCGCCAGTCGCAGAACAGGGCGCCGATCCCGCCAGGGGTAGTGACGCGCCTGCATTCCGACAACCAAAGCGACACCCAAAACCAGTAACCAAGCTGGTCGCGATTATCGCCAGTAAAGCCGTTCAGTTGGTAACCGCTTTTACTGTCACTCTGAACATATTTCGTATGAACATCCTGCGTCCTATCCCCTCTCATCATGCCGCCAGAGGAATACGGCGGGTCTGTCAAAAGCAGGTCAGCCGCGCCATCAGGCAGAGAACGCAGCACGCTCAACGCATCGCCCAGATACAGAGTCGCCAGCCCGATCACCTCGCGCCGCCGCCACGGGCCGGGATACTGTTCATCTAGCGTTGGCCATGCTTTACGATCACTCATGGCGTGGCGTCTTCGGCGCTACGTCTGGCCTCTGCTCGTGCGCTCTTGCGAGTGCAGTCAAGCTAACACCGCGCAGGCCTCGCGCTTGCGCTGCGCGCACGATTGCGGTCCAACGGTTGGCTGGGATGCCTCGCGTGCGCCAGGCTCGCACGGTGACAGCGGAGATGCCGAGGTCGTCGGCGAGCGCAGACACGCTCGGCCATTTGGCGATGATGTTTATGGCATCGTGGTTTCGCATCGCGGCACGTTAGCGAGACAGCGTTACAAAGTCAATCGGCTGCGCAAAGACCGATTGCTTTTGTAGCGCCCCCTGGCGTAGTGTGCGGACGGTATGCAACGGAGGATAAGCCAGATGCGGAGCGAAGACCTGAACGCGCTCGCGTTTCGCTTCAGTGGCATGATGGACGCTACCGACATCCCCGTGCCAGCGGACGTGCGGGACTACGGCGCCCGGCATGGGCTGGAAGAATGGGCGGCGGCGACGTATCGGGCGGGATATGCGGATTGTCGTCGCGCGGAGGTGGCCGCCATACGCCGCGCGTGGTTGCGCGTGATCCAGGAAGAGAACGGATGTGTCGCATCCGGCGTCTCCTGTTCTCCGGGGCGCTGCGGGTGCGTTGCGGAGCAAGCCATTCTGATCAAGGGAGGCGCGGCATGAGCCTGCACGCCGCCATTGAGGCCCTGCGCGCCGAGCTGCGCGCGGTTCGCGGTCAGGTGGACGACGCAACGGCGCTAGGGATTGCTCTCGGCGGCCTCGCGGTGCTGTCCGCGCTCGCCCGCTCGGTCACGCCCGAGCAGCCGGCGACGCCCGGAAACGGCGCCACCGTGCCGGAGATTGACACGGCGCGGATTGGTCAGATGGTGCTTGCCGATATCGTCGCAGCCGAGCAGTGCGCGGCGCCCCTTGCGCCCGCGTGCCAGTCGCGGCACACTGCTACCGCCGCGCCGCCCGAGACGCCTGAGCCGCCGCAGTGTCCTCCGCCCGCTGCGGTTGCCGACATCCCGGCAGACGACGCCCCGGTTCCGTCGTCGGCTCAGGCCCCCTTTCCTGCGGCCGACCGGGATTTGCCGCTTCCGGTATGGACGGCGGAGCGCAAAGCGCTGTTGGCTGAGCTGTGGCCGCAGATGATGCCCATGCAGGATGTCCTGGCGCGGCTGAACGCGCTGTCAGGTCCTCCCATCAGCAGCATTGATGCGGTGCGGATCAAGGCGCAGAAGCTTGGGCTGCGACGTCCGGCGCAGCGATCTTTATCTGAGGAGCGGCGCCAGAAACTGCGAGAAGCCATGGCGTCGGTCAGGCAGATGCGCCAAGCACGCGGCTACAAGGTAGCGCGGCGCGTGCTCAAAGACGGCACGGTGCGCGAGTATCGCTACCCGACGAAGCGCCGAGCAGCGCAGCCGGCGCAGGAGGTTTCTGTCACGATGCCCGAGATGCCGCAGGAGGACGCTCCCGCCATGCCATCACCGCCGCCGGAATCGGCTGACAAGACTGCCGAGCCTATGGGCGACATGGTGCCCGTGCCCCCAGCGGGGCACCCGCTCAAAGAGCGCGTGCGCGCTGCCATGCGCCGCAAAGTCCAGGACTGGGCGATCTGGGCTTCGCAGCATGGCGTCCCCTTGCGCGAGGTATACCGCCTGCGGGGCGAGATCGTGCGCGAGCAGATAGAGGCCGCGCCATGACTGACTCGCTGCCAGAAGATACCCCATACGGCGAGATGATCGCGCACTATGCGTTAGGCATGTGCGACGATTGGGCTGGGCATCCAGAATACATCGGTCCCGAGCACGCGGGGCTGAGGAAGTTTCTGTCGCAGTGCGCCGATGGGTTGCGGTGGCAGCGAGACGAAATCGAGCGACTGCGGCGCGAGCTCGCTGCGCGCGAAAGGGCCGCCTACAAGCGCGGATGGGAAGACCGCGAAGGCGACTTCCTCGCTGGGGTGGAGCGCACAGGATTGGTGGCGATGGCGCCGGATACCCTGGCGGTTACGCTCGCAGATGCCTACCGCGCCGGGGCGGAGGCGATGCGGGAGGCGTGCGCGACGAAGGTGGATTGCGCTTGTTTGGCGCGCGCGAGCGTGCTTGAGGCAATGGAGCGCGGCGGCGAGCGTAGCCCGGATTGGCTCTGCCATCTCGGCGACGACTGCCGCGCGATCGTCGCCGCTGAGCTGAGGCGGTTGCCGCTTCCTGCCAGGCCTGTGGCATCCCGAGACTGATGGGCGCTGCCATAGTGGGCACGGCCTAGCCCGCATCGCCAGCGGCTATCAGAACGCCGCAGCAATGAAACATTTCGTGATAATCCTGCGCGCGATTCCGCTTGCATCCGGGGGGGGGTGTGCGCTATACAGCGCACATCGAAAGCCTCGGATGGGCCGGGGCTCCCAGAGAGGAGAGACCAACATGACCACCGCCAACATCATCGTCGCGGCCGTCTTTGAAGAGATGTCCCGAGTTTCCGGGGCGGCGGTCGGCGACATCGCCGCCGCCATCGCGGCCGATCCGCGCGGCGCGGCTGCGCGCCGCTTCCGGGAACTGCTCGCGATCGCCTTGAAGGTCGCGAGCGAGGCGGAGGCGGCGCGATGAGCGCCGCCAACTTCCCCAACCTGCTCCGGGCGGCTGGCGTCAGCCGCCCTTGGCTTGCGCGCGCTACCGGGCGCACCAGGAGCGCGGTCGACCGGTGGTGCAATGGCACCGCCAGCCCGCCTGCGGAGGTTGTGGCCTGGCTTGAGCG